TGTCGGTAGCAATCGGATTTTCGTCTTGGTCAATCGGGGCCATCGTGAGATGGTACCAATTGGTATTGTCATCTGATACTTCAAAATATATCTGTCCGCCCGTGACAGTGCCCGAATAGTGTAAGGTCACCATTACGTTCGAATAATTGGCGAGATTGACCGCTGTGGCCGAATCGGCAGGTACAAATTGATTCCACGTCGCAATTACCGGCAGACTCAAAATAGCCGGTGAAGTAGTGGTCGTACCAAACGCACAGCATGGCACGGTGACAATCAGGTTCGTAGAATCAGAAGATGCTTTTTTGACATCCACTGCCCATGGCAGCGTGGTGCTGTACATGTATGGAGTAGTCAAGGTATTCGGGAACTTGAAAGTGTGGCACATGACCCACACGCCATCTGGAGAAAACACTTCCAGCATGACTGGGGCTGCACCAAACCACGTTCCGCGAATACGCCAGATGTTAATCTTGGTAAGGTCAATGGCTACAGGTACTCCGCTTGAACGGAATTTTGACCCTGCGGCTCCGTTAAGAAGGTCGCCATTCCATGAGGCTTGCGCAACCTGAGTAATCGAAGAATTCTGAAGCTGCGAAAAACCAAAAACGTTCTTCTCATATCCGATAAAGAATCCGTTTGTGGTCGGAGAATATAACCCTATGCGTTGATAGTTTGTATTCGTGCTATCGGTCGGAGTCGTAAAAGCTGCTGTAAAATAGCAGTACCATTCATGTGCTGGATGATACAACAAACTCTGAACGGATGTCGTAAGGGTTTCACCTGACGCGCCTGTACCTGTCGCGAACGTTGCGCAACCACTGCCTTGTGCTGCGGCTCCCGTCCCAAATGTCGCATTGGTTACCTGAGAAGCTAAGAATGCAGTAGTGAAATTGATTTCCATCTGGTTGAGACGTTGCTCAACAAGCGGGTCGCCAATGGTCGATGTGCTCTGCGCAAGAATCTTTCCATACGGGTCTACAGCAATAGGCCATAAATCGGTTCCATCGGAACCTGCAACTTGCAATGCATTGGCGGGCACGGCTGCGCCGACGACGGCATCAAGGATGCCTCCGACGTTGCCTGTGATTCTGGCAGCTACTGGAAACGTTGAGGCTGCATTGCTGCGCACATAGACATCGCCATCAGAGGCAGATGTCTTCATCTTGGTGCTAGAAACTGCGCCCGAGATGGTATCTAGGTCAGTCTTAATTGATGCAAGGTTATCCGTGTCACCTGCAATTTCAGCAAGGTTGCCGCCTGTTTCCAGAGCGAAGCCTGTGATGGCAGCAGGCGGGGTCAGAGTGCTGACTGTGGCTGCAGGAAGAGCAACCTGAACAGGGTAAAGCGTGGTACCAAGGACATTGGTACCGTCTGAAACTTCAACTACAACATCGCCAGCCGCCGCCGATACTTTTACTTTGCTGCCTGAAACAGCCCCAGCCAAAGTATCTGTATCGGTTTTGATGCCAGCAAGGTTGTCGGTATCCAAAGCGATTTCGGCCAGCAAATTGTTACCGGCAACATCATCAACGGGCACAGTTTGTGCAAGAGATGGATTTGTAAGCGCCGCTGCTACAGCCGAACCAATCGCTGCCGCTGTGGGTATCGTGGCATCCACAACAGGAATTGGCGAGGCATTTTCAATCAAAACCTTTACTTGCCCGGAATTGTCCGTCGCAATATCGTGCTGGTTTCCATCAACGCCTTTGCCTGAAATCAAAACAGGATTGATGCCACTTGTGGCCACTCCTTCGGCAGCAATACCTTGCACAAGTGGGTCAGCCCACGCGGCAGTTCCATCGCCTTGCGAGATTGGGATTTTACCAATGGTTGTGGCAGCAACCCCGGCGGGTATTTCGATGCCGTTAATTTCTGTGGCGTCAATTTTGCCAGTGCCCGAATGCGTCAAGGATGCGCCAGTGCCAACAATCATTGCGGCGCTGTCATTCGTGCCGGATTCAATCAAGTCAAACTTGGGCGAACCGCCGCCAGCGGCGTGTACGGCGGCGTCGATAATTTCCATATTCAAGTCAAGATCAAATTGGCTTGTGCCGGTAGTATCGTGGCCATCCGCGCCGTGGCCGGAAATTGTAAGCCCGAGGTACTGTGTTTTTCCTTGTGCGGCCATTTTAGTTTGTCCTTTTCCTCATGTTTTCCAAATGCTGCAAAACCAATGCGCGGGCGGGGTGCACAATCGCACGTGCCTCACCAATAGAAACCGCCAACGCCGCTTGCCACTTTGCTCGTTCGTTTATAAATTTCTGCCGCCATTCATCCACGGCAGCTTGTATCTCCGCTGGGCCAACGTAAAAGGCTTCGCCCTTTTCTCCTTTGGGGCCGCGTGCGCCAGTTGCGCCCGTATTTCCGGCTGGCCCTGTGTCGCCTTTATCGCCGCGTTCGCCCTTGTCGCCCTTCAAACCTTGTGGTCCGCGCTCCCCACTTGGGCCGCCCAAACCACGTGGGCCTGTCGCGCCATCCACTCCATCTTTTCCATTGCGGCCATCTTTTCCAGCCGGGCCGCGTTCGCCTTGCGGCCCCGCCGGGCCAGTTTCGCCTTGCGGGCCTTGTGCGCCCGTTTCGCCCTGTGGGCCGTGTACTGAAAAACCACGCGGGCCTTGCGGGCCTATCGCGCCATCAATTCCATCTTTTCCATCACGGCCTGTTGCGCCGGTATCGCCTTTTGGTCCCTGTGCGCCATCTTTACCAGCCGCGCCGGTTGTACCTTTTTCGCCGTGGCCAGTAAAGCCACGTGGGCCTTGTGCGCCATCAACGCCATCGCGGCCATCCTTTCCGTCGCGCCCAGCCGCCCCGGTATCTCCGCGGTCGCCCTTGTCGCCTTTCGGCCCGGTTGCGCCGGTATCGCCCTGTGGCCCTATCGGGCCGCGTAAGCCGGGCACGCCCGCCGCGCCGTCTTTACCATCAACGCCGTTGATACCAGCCGCGCCAGTATCGCCCTTGTCGCCCTTTGGCCCCGGCGCACCAGCCGCGCCAGTATCGCCCTTATCCCCTTGGCGGCCAGTTTCACCTTGCGGGCCAACCGCGCATGGGTTACGCACGGAAAGCAAATCAGCAATGGAAACCAAAGTCCCATCGCCAACCGCCAGATAAAGCAACTTCGTAAAAGCATCACGATAAACGTCGCCGGGCTTGCCTTTACTTGGAAGCCTTTTCGCATTGTAAAAGTCTGACAACTTGCAAAACCCTTTCCAAATCAGCGATAATAAAGGTGTGGCCTCAACATCACAGTTGCCTGTTACGGGCGGTTTCGTGCGTTTCATTTACTGCTATCGCTGGAAAGCTACCGGCCAAGCTTTGTATGTTGGTAGTGCCTTTGATCCAGCCAAGCGCGATAGGGCGCACACCAAAAGTAAAGAAATACCGTTCGACCGTTTTATAAGCAAGCACGGTCGCGAAAACTTCATATTAGAAATCCTTGAAGCTTTTCGAGCAAACTCAATTGCCGAAATCTATCAGCTATCCGTTACACGCGAAAACCACCAAATGGATGTGCAAAAAACTTGGCACGAATTTGGTGGCCAAAACTTTTTGCGAGCCGTTGTTGTTTTTGATAGTGATCAAAAACGGCAAGCTCTAACAGCCGCTTTATCCGCCGCTGGACTTGGCAGAAAGCCCACAGCAGAAACCCGCGCAAAAATGTCAAAAGCTTCTAAAGGCCGCACGCCTTGGAATAAGGGCCGCAAAACAAATGCAACCACACGCGAAAAGCAAAAGCAATCTGCCCTAAAACGTAGTCCAGAAAGCCACAAAGCCCATGCTTTATTTATGTGCGGAAAACAATATCATCTTGGTCACAAAGCCTCCGAAAATACTCGAGCAAGAATGCAAACATCCCATATTGGTAAAAAGCCAACAGACGCAACCCGCGCTAAACTAAGGGCCGCCGCAATCAAACAGTGGCAAGAAAACCCTCCTTTTTAGGTTAAGTCGCCGGGCTGTGCTGGGCTTGGTTTCGTTTGCAAACTGTCGTTAATTTCGATGCACAACAGTATGAGCGATTTGTTGCGCTCGTCCGCATTCAAAACCGCCTCCACTTGAAACGTGCGCCCTTGGAACCAAATCTGCATACCGGAATTAACCCCGGTACGTTGACCAGCCGGGCCAAGATTCTTCCACGTCAAACCAGTGCTTGGATCGCCGTCCGAAGTGAAACCGCCGGGCGTTGTGTTCCACACTGGCGCAACAGCCCCAGATAATCCGCCGGGCGTTTGTGCTTGCTGAAAATTTCGATTGGCGTCCACAATAAGAAATGAGCCGGGGTAATCGTTCAGTGCAACCCAGCTTGGGGCCGGGCCTATCCAGCGGATTACGCACTGATGCGAAACCTGAGAAACAAATTCGTGCGCCGCGAACTTTTCCGTGCCAGTCAAAGCCTCGATGCTGGCCCACACATTGGCGTAAACAACGTTGGCGGAAAGGCTTTGCCCGCCGGTAGAATCTTGGACAGAACTCACGTTTACAATGTCAATCTTGTGGCGCAAGCGCCCCGCGAATAACATCGGCGTTCGTTTCTGAATGATCGTTCCAAACGGCACGGGCGGCCCGCTTTCCGGGCGTCCGTGAAAGACGCCTCTTACTTACCCCGGCGTGTTACGGGCGCGGGTATTGGACAGAGTACGCCGCCCTTTTTCGGGGCGGTGTACACAATCCGTTGCGTGCCCGCTTTCATCGTCATGGTAAAATCCGGCGTGCCGGGTTATTTCTTGTTGCTGATCGTGGATTCATTGCCCGAAAAGCTGGCCACGTTCACGATTCCCTTCGGTTGCGGAAAATCCGCGCCTGAAGGAAGCACGTCGCTGATACCAGCCTCGTGGTCGCTTTTGGCCAAATCACCCGCGCCTGAAACGTCGCCGCATTTCACGTTGCCGATTTTTTCAGTATCAGCCAGCGTGCGCTTGGTGGCATTTGCTACGGCTACAGATTGGTTGTTCATTTTCGTGCTCCTTTGTTCAAGTTTTACAGCAAAAACTTTACCCGCGCGTGGGCTGCATATCCAATACACGCAAGCTCCACAACAGCGCCTTGCAATGATCCGGTAACTCGTTAGCACTGCCCGGTACAACCGGCTCCCGGTTTTCGTACCAATGCGACACGGTTTGCAGGATGGCCATTTTCACACGGCCCGGCATTTGCCCCGGCCCGTTGCCGGTAACACTACCATCCACGGCCCAGCCCGCCGTAAAGTGAATCTGTACCGCGTTGGGCACGTACAATACAGGCGGCCAAAAGTTGCCCGGCGGCCCCGGAAACAGCCGCGCCGGTTCTGAATCCGCGTCCACAATGAAATAACCAAACTGGCTGTTGCCACCGGAAATCGCCGGATTAAGCGGCCCCATGTTTTCCCAAATAATGCCTGTGCCCTCGCCCTCTGGGTCCGGATTTGCTTCCGTGGTAAAACCGCCCAGCGTCTTATTCCATACGGGCGGATTGGCATCCGTGGTCCCAACGTTTGTGGCCTGTTGGATGTTGGTATTGTTGTCCATGCGCCGGTCGTCAATGGCGATTGTTGCGCCGGGGTACCATATCGGCGGTGCGGGTACCAAATCGTGGAATTGGCTGTCCGCGCTGGAAAGGTACGTGATGCGTAAAATCTTTTGCAGCTTGGGGCGAAACAGTTTAATCATCTGTGAATAATTCCACAGGGTTGTGCTGTAGCGCGGCAAACTGTAATACGAGGGCGGGTAAGCCATTTGGCTCATAACCGTATCTGTGAAATACGGAAAGCTGTCCAAGCTTTGGCGAAAGCCCTTGATACAAAAACTGCGGTTGGTAAAAATCTCCGCCGATTCCGTCGCGGCTTCGATCAAGGTTGTGATAAATAAATCATCATCCGTAATCGTAACGCGCAAGAAGTTTTTTGCCTCGGTCAGTGTAACGGGCTGGGCTGCCGCCGGAGTTTCAATTTGTAAAGCCGCCACGCTGGGCCTCCTTCGTTATACGCCGAATGCACGGTTCTGCCCGCGCGGTTGTCTTGCAAAGTGCGGGCGGGGTATCGTGGCGGTATCAGTGTGCGGCACGATTGACCCAAATTCTTGTTTGTTGCTTGGCGCGGAAACGCCTTCCATGTATTGCGCTTCCTTGGCGGCCCTGTCCACAGGCTTGCCGGTTTCGTCAATTTCCTCGGCAAGGCCGTTGGCGATAAGCGCCCCGGCGCTGTGCGGTAAAAGGTCGGCCGTCATACTGGTATTGAAATAATGCACGCGAACAAAACCCGGTTGCAACATAAACACCCTCCCCTTAAAACAAATGTGGGCCGGGCCGATTTACCAGCCCGGCCCCACAAGGTTGCGTGCGGCCAGCAATTAGCTGTGCTGCACAAGCACGTTCAGCGGATGGGTTCCCGCGTCCACGAGCTGGGAATCAATACGGCTAAAGGCCAGATAGGCCACTTCGCCGTAATCCGCAAACCGCTCATCCAAGCGCACGATTTGCAGGTCGCGCACTTTGCGGGCAATGAATTTGCTCCACTGTCCGAATGCAACGGTCGTCGCGCTGGCGGCAATCGCTGGGAATGATTGGTTAATCACGTACGGATACCCGGCCAGTGTGTCGGGTGCATCCGCGGAAACGCCGGGTACCCACAGCGGGCGACCAAACGCGTCGAGCTGTTTCTTCAGGCTGGCCAGTGTGGAATCGGCAAACATGAATTTGGCTCCCTTACGATAGGTCGGGTCGATGCTGTGAATCAGGGCAACAAGGTCGTTGTAACCAACGCTGTTGGCCCCGCTGTTTCCCGAAACCGCGCCATAGTTGAATTGGCCGGAGGCGGTAACAGCAACCGCGCCAGAAGCTGCAATCGCTGGGATGATTCCAAACGGCTGCGAGCTGCCAGTTCCCTGAGTGAGGTAGTATTCATAACCACGCCCAAGGCGCACGGCAAACGCTTCCGTCAGGAAAGCTTCCAAGCTGAAAGCGGAATCCTGAAGCAGTTCCAGCGATACGCGGATGATACCAGTGGTACCCTTCCACGCGCCGAAATTCACATGGCCCAACTGTACGTCGCCCGGCTGGCCGCTTGGCGCGGTTCCGGTCGTCGGATAGTTGTCATAATACGAGGGGTTGCCGTTGTTGCTGAGCACTTGCTGAGCTTCCCCAAGTACCGTCCATGCTTGGTTGGTATCGTTGCTGGTCGGATAGGGCAAAACCTGTCCGGTTGCGGTTTCCAGAATCCGCACTGTGTCGCCATCGAGCAGCGGCGCATAATACTTGGTCGCCTTTTCGATGTCATACACGAAACTGGCGGGCACGAAATAGCCGCCCGTGGTTCCTTGCGTGTAGGTAATGGATTGCGTTCCAGCAATCTGGTCGCGCTGTTCACGCGTCTGTGCGCGTTCGATTTCGCGCTGGGTTTTCGTCAGCAAAGAGTTCTGCTCTTCGTTAACGTGTACGGCGGTCCACTTGTTGCCGGGCATTCCGAACTTCAAAAAGTTCAGATATGCAGCGCGGTAAGCGGCTGCCTGCTTTTCGCGGGCTTCCTTGCTTTCGGCAGGAGCGCCAGCGGCGGGCAGGTTTGCGGCCTCGCGCATTTCGGCGGCAAGCTTGTCCGCGCGTTCAATGCGGGCAATATCGCCTCCAAGGGTTTCGATGTCAGCCAGCATGGCGTCAACCTTGGTACGGGTTTCCGGCGTCTGCTCAGCCTTTAGCGCTTCCACCATCTGTGCATGGATAGCCGCGCGTTTTTCACGGATGTCCTTCAGGGTACTCATTTTGTTGCTCCTTGGCCCTAGTTGGGCAATTTCTGCATTGCGAGTTTTTGCCCTGTCGCCAAGGCGGTTAAAAATTGTTTCCCACACTTACCGCCGCGTGTTAGGCGTGTACGGTAGCGTAAACAATCGGCGGTACGCTGCCGTTGCTTGGATCAAATACTTTTGCATCAGCTCGC